CGAGATGTCCGCGCAGGACGTAACGGAATTCGAGGAGCTGCTCCCAGCTATCGAGAGGGGCAGATTGAACCGAAGCCAGTCCCGCACCATGTACGATATTTTCAACCGGACCTTCAACGCAAGGGAGAAGCCGTGCAACTGCACCGGCAAGAACAAGCGGATGGTCGAGAAACTACAACGAGCCTATGAGTATTCATGTAAAATTTAAGACGTACAGCGCCTACCCCGAAGCGGTATCCAACAACGCCAAGAAGGGGATCGAGCTTAACGAGAAGGTCGGAAACAAGTGCGCCACCCAGGTCGGGAAAGTTCGCGCCCAACAACTGGCCAAGGGCGAGAGCGTATCCTTTGACACGGTACGGCGGATGTATTCGTACTTATCACGAGCCGAGGAGTATTACGACGAGTCAGATACTAAGGCTTGCGGAACTATTTCGTACCTTCTGTGGGGAGGGCTGGCCGGGAAGCGGTGGGCCGAGAAGATAATGAGGGAGGAGGGCAAACTTTAGACACATGACAAAGCGAGAAATCCTATTCACGAAGATCCACGAGCGGGACGGGAAGCGATACAAGGCCACGACGTGGGACTGTACCCCACCCGGCCACGAGGACACTTATACCCTGCGCCGCACGGAGTGGGAACTACTGCCGCAGCGAGCAAATCAACTCGACCTGTTTTGAAGGTAGACATCAACACCATAAAAGAGAACCCGCATAACCCGCGGACTATCACCGAGGACAAATTTCGCAAGCTCGTAAAGAGCCTAAAGGAATTCCCGGAGATGTTGGAAGCGCGTCCCATCGTAGTCGACAAGGACAACATCGTCCTTGGAGGCAATATGAGACTAAAGGCAGCCCGCGAAGCTGGTCTAACGGAAGTCCCAATTTACCGCTCGGAATGGAGCCACGATAAATCCAGCGAGTTCGTCATCAAGGACAACGTAGGCTTCGGCGAGTGGGATTGGGATCTACTGGCCAACGAGTGGGATTCGTACCCCCTGGCTGAGTGGGGTCTGGATGTATGGACACCGGAGGAAGAAGTAGACGGATTGACCGACCCCGATGAGGTGCCGGAGGTTCCTGCCGACCCCGTGACCCAGCACGGCGACCTGTATATCTTAGGAGAGCATCGCCTTTTGTGTGGGGACTCAACCAACGCCGAGGACGTGGAACGCCTCATGGACGGCGCAACGGCTGACGCGCTTCTCACTGACCCGCCCTATGGAATTGGCATAGACGGGCAAAAGGAAAGCAAGTCAAAGAACCCCAAGCACAATCGCAAGGCTCACGAGTTTAGAGGCTGGGACGATGCAAGGCCAACGGCTGAAACGTTTGCGCTTTTGAGAAGCCACGCAATTGAAGCTATAATTTGGGGCGGGAACTACTTTTCGGACATTTTACCCGCTTCACGTGGTTGGCTTGTCTGGGACAAGGGTCAAAAGGGTTTGACTATGAGTGACGGCGAACTGGCTTGGACTACATTCAACAAGCCGTTGCGAATCTTTGTGGCAAATAGGGCAGAATTGCAAGGGAGCCTTCATCCCACACAAAAGCCTACTTCTTTAATTGAATGGTGTGTTGATATGACGGAGGGCACAATTTTTGACCCCTTCCTCGGTTCAGGCTCGACACTCATCGCGGCAGAGAAGACAGGGCGCAAATGCTACGGCATGGAACTCGACCCCAAATACTGCGACGTGATTGTAAAGCGTTGGGAGGACTTTACCGGACAGAAGGCCGAAAAGCAATGAACGACTACGCATACCGCGCCACCTTCTACGCATACCTTGGGATGCTTGCACTCCTGCTATATTTGGCAGTGTATGGCTGAGATATACCGGGCAATCTTCACGTGTGACGAACTGAACGAGAGGGAGGTGTGGTATGTATCCAGCAGGAAGGAAGCCCGCCACATGGTAGGACGCAAAGTCCAAACGCAAGGAAGCACAAACATCCAAGCCCGATATAAGGACGTGAAGTACGACCTGACTATTGAACCCGTATTTGAAGGGAAGGGGGACTCTGGATATGACCCAAGAGATTGACGACAATGGACGCACAAAAAAAAGCAATGCTTCAAGCCCTGGAGAAGTCGTTGGGTATTGTCACGGCAGCGTGTAAGGTGGTGGGCATATCCCGTCAAACGCATTACAACTGGCTAGAGGATCCGGACTACAAGAAGGCGGTCAGTGAGGTGGGTGATGTGGCTCTTGATTTCGCCGAATCCCATCTGCACAAACTCATAAAGGACGGCAACCCCGCGGCCACCATCTTCTTCTTGAAGACCAAGGGCAAGGAGCGGGGATACGTGGAGCGTCAGGAGATAGCCGTGGCAGAGAAGAAGCCGCTCTCGTGGTTTACTGGTGACAACGCGGACGTTTCGTGAGCAAGGCGGAAAGGCTTTACCGCCGCCATTCGAAGGAGGTGTTGGAACGGTTGCTTCGGGAGCGCGGAATACCGTACACCATAACCAGTCCGGGGTGCTACAAGATTGAGGGGTACGTGTACCACTACTGGTCTAAGGGCTACGCCAAAAAAGGGTGGCACTACTACGAGAGTCACACCGCATTCTTGGACAGCCTGTGAAGCAGCCCGCCACGTACTACCACGTAAAGGGGTGCGCCTCCCGCATCCAAGTACACCAGGGCGGAACCCGTAGCGGTAAGACCTACAGTATCCTACAGACGCTTGTAGAGTTGTGCTACGAGAATGAGAACGCCGGGGCGGTCATCACCATAGCCCGGAAGACATTTCCCGCACTGAGGGCAACGGCCATGCGGGACTTCTTCTCCATCTTAGAAAAGGAAGACGCATACACGCCCGACAACCACAACAAGAGCGAAGGCACGTATAGGCTGTGGGGCAATATGGTCGAGTTCATATCGGTAGACCAACCCCAAAAGGTCAGGGGCCGCAAGCGTGATATCTTATTCATCAATGAGGCGAACGAGCTGGCCCTTGAGGATTGGAGGCAGCTACTACTCCGGACCACGGGAAAGGCCATACTCGACTTCAACCCGTCCGATGAGTACCACTGGATCTACGAGGAGGTAATCCCCCGAACCGATGCCAGCTTCTTTCGAACCACATACAAGGACAACCCCTACCTCGACAAGGCGACCATAGCAGAGATAGAACGCCTTAAGGACGCCGACCCCAATTATTGGCGCATTTATGGCCTCGGAGAGCGGGGCGTAAATCAAGCCGCTGTGTTTACTTGGGAGGTGGGAGAGATATCCGGCAAGCGCATCGGGACGGGATTAGACTTTGGATTCACCAACGACCCCACCGCCGTCATCGACGTATACCAGGACGGGCATACGCTCATCCTGCACGAGCGGTTGTACTCTACCGGACTAACGAACCCGGACATAGGAGAGGAGCTGGACAAGCTAGACGTGGAGACCATCATCGCAGACAGCGCCGAGCCAAAGAGTATCGAGGAGCTTTTCCGATTGGGTCACAACGTCAAGCCCGCACGAAAGGGACCGGATTCAATCCGTCAGGGCATCGACATAATGAGGCGACACAAGCTGCTGGTGACGGCAGAGTCGACCCACCTACAGAAGGAACTCCGGGCCTACCGATGGGAGCAGGACAAGAACGGGAGGAACCTGAACCGACCCGTGGACAAGGACAACCACGCCATCGACGCGGTCCGTTACGTGTGTTTGAACTTGCTGACCACAAACCGCAGCGGCAAATATTTCATAGCGTGAAGAAGACCATCACAATACCCGAAGACTTGTACGACATCACCGTCGACCAGTATCTGCAAATTCAAGCTATACCGGAAGGGGACGAGCTGGAGCAGGTCGTGAGGACTATCTGTATCCTCTGCCATATGGATAGGGAGGAAGTGATGGGGATGGAACAAAAGGACATCCAACACATCGGCGGAGTCATCGGGGGCATACTGGACAAGTACGACGAACAGTATCCCGTCGAGCGCGTCATCGAGTTAGACCAGCGGTATGGATTCCACCCAAACCTCTCACGGATTACGGTCGCTGAGTTCGCAGATATAGAGACGCTCTGTAAGGACTCACTTGACAAACACCTCCCCCAGGTTATGGGCATCCTATACCGTCCCATCGTAGAGGAACACGGGGAGTTCTATCGGATCGCAGACTACGACGGCGAAGACCGCAGCGAGTACTTCCGAGAGATGAAGATGGCCCACGCACTGGGTGCCGCCGCTTTTTTTTTGCGTACCGCGACCGTATTAGCCGACGCTTTGGACAGCTATTCCAAGGCGGTGAAGGAAGCAAGCTATCCGAGAAATACGGATGGTTCGCCACGTTCGTACATCTCGCAGGGGAGGACATTACTAAATTACCGCAGGTGGAAAGGACTCACCTCGAAACGGCGCTCGCCTGGCTCGCCTACGAACAAGACCGGGCGCTACTGGAGAAACAAAAAATGAACCTATGATGCCACCGAAGCTGAAGCAAGACATCCTGAAGATGCCCATCGGCGCCAAGCTGCGCCTCTTGCATATCATAGAGCAGTCGGGCAGATACAACCTTCTCGTGGAAGTGTGCGCCATGCTGACGCGAACCCCGCAATCCAAAGGCGGACTATCACTACAAGAGATTGAGCAAACATTGAAACCATGAGAACAGTCAACGAAATCATCGACGGCCTTGAGACCATCAGCCTCGACCACCACTTTATCCGCTCGTTTAAACAAGGCGAGATGAGCGAGGTGGACATCCAAAAATTAGCGGGCGACAAGTACCCCATCTGCTACGCCGACATAAGTGCGGCAACCATCGACCGGGGGATTCTGACGTACTCGCTGGACGTCATCGTTATGGATATGATCCTTCCCGGACAGACGGACGCGCAAGAGCAATACTCCGACACCTTGCGGACGCTCATCGATATCGTCAGCCAATACGCTCAGGTCTTGAGCAGCGAGAGCGATGTCGACCACGACCTACGTATCGAGCTTCCGGTGGACTGCGAACCGTTCACGGCAAGGTTCGATAACCTCCTCACGGGGTGGGTCGGTACCGTGCGCCTCCAGACCTCGAATACGCTCGACCTTTGTGCGGCGGCTTTCGCATAAAAGAGAAAAAAAGTTGCTTATTTGTTTGGAGGTTTGAAAGTTTGCCCTATCTTTGAGACATCAAACAACGCAAAACAAAGCAACCATGAACAAGGTCATCAACCTCAAAAAAGAATACGGCTTCCAATACAAGTACAGCGTAGACGGTTGCATCTTTACAATCGAACAGATGCCTGAGAGCAAGACTTGGGTAATGGTTGGCTACTCTTCCGAACAGTCTTACGAAGAGCGCGACTACTTCAACGAATGGAACGATATCAAGAAGAAGCACTTGGTGAATTTCCTGAAGTACACATTTGAGAAGCAAGGATGGGGAGCATGAACGACCCCGAATGGTGGGACGAGGTTTTGGAGAACCACCCACCCCAGTCCAATTGGTTGCTTGAATAAAGATGCCCCGCTTCGTGCGGGGCTTTCTATTTTAGAGCGTGAAGGATTACATCACCGTAGACGGAAAGCGCGTCCCCATGACCAACTCTATGAAGGAGTTAGGCAGGATTGGCAAGGAGGTACGCCGCCGCGCCCGCATCTCACTCAAGTCACGGGGGAAGGTCGTATCGGGCAACCTATACAATTCCATCCGCTACGAGCAGGGCGTGGCAAAGAATGAGAAGAGCCTCAACCTACGCTTCAGCTTCCCCGGTGCCGACTACTGGCAATACGTAGACGAAGGCGTCAAGGGTGCCATGAGCAGCGCCAAGGCTCCCCGCTCCCCGTTCCGGTTTGGATCCGGCACCGGCCCATCGGGGGGCCTCCG